TTCCCAAGCTCATGACGAGGGTTCGATTCCCTTCGCCCGCTCCAGATTCTATGGGGCCTCTATCGAGGCCCCTTTTTATTTGGTGACAGTAACGGCGACAGTTACCGCCTCGCCGAGCCGCTGAAAACTGTCACCAGCAGCACACTTTCCAACCATTTCCAGCGTCTAGGGTCTATGCAGAACATGCATTTTGAGGCCGCAGAACAACCATGTGTGGACGTATCACGCAGTACCGATACCCGATTGAATACCTTGAAGCGCTCGGGCAGATGACGATCGATGGAGTAGATCCGGCTCCAATCGGGCGGTACAACGTGCCGCCACAATCGCGGGTGCAGTTGCTGCACCAGGACCAAGATGGGTTGCGCATGGACGGGGTGCGCTGGGGATACGCGCCGTTCTGGGCGCAGGGGAAACGGCCGCCGGCGATCAATGCCAGGGTCGAGACAGCCGCGACAAGCAAGTTCTTCCGCGACATATGGAAAACCGGCCGGGCTATCGTGCCAGCAGACGGCTGGTTCGAATGGAAAAAGGACGAGGCCAAGCCGAAGCTCAAGCAGCCCTATCTGATCAAGCTGGCCTCGGGCGAGCCGTGCTTCTTTGCTGCGATCGGGCAATTCCAGCGCGGCAGCATGGGTGAGCTGAGGGATGACGACGGGTTCGTAATCATCACAGCAAGCAGCGGCGCGGGCATGCTCGACATCCACGACCGCCGCCCGCTTGTGCTGTCCCCGGAATGCGCAGCGCATTGGCTGGACCCGGAGCTATCCCCAGAGGAGGCCGAGGAGCTCGCACTGGAGCACGGCCTTGGCGTCGATGAGTTCACCTGGTACCCGGTGCCGGCGGCCGTAGGCAATGTGCGAAACGAGGGAGCACACCTCATCGAGCGAATCAGCGACCCGGTGCTGTAGCCATGTATGTATATGTCCGGCTGATGCGCGATCATGGCCGACCGATAGAACCGCGCAAGCGCCGAAGCACCCCGCCGATCTACGGGGATGTGCGCATCGAGACCAGCCGAAGCGAGGATCTCGGGCGCCAGTCAGAGATCGCTCGGCTTGTGCAGAGCAACCCTCTGGAATCAAGCGTGATACCACAACTGCTGGACGTAGCTCTCCATGGCATGAGCACCAACGGGTTCGTGCTGACTGGGTACGAAATCATCGACGGGGTTGCCTACGCGCAGTCCTGGTGGTGCCTGGCCGAGGATGGATCAGCGGACACCTAGAATCTGACGGGCCCATTCCTGCAGATAGGACAGCTTCGCCTGGTCATCGATCATTGACCGCCGGATATCCCAAACAGCGCGTCCAGCTGCTGCACTGAGTTCGAGGCTGGCTGCATCGCCCACGCTGCCGGAGCCGGTGGTGGCGGACACGATGGCGTCATTACGGGCGAGGGTGACTTCGATCCGCAGGCGGCGACGCTCATCGTCAGCAGAGCTATACAGACGCTCGAGGCGATCGTTTTCGGTAAGTGCATGGTTCAGTTTCTCGGTTGATTGCTGGTCCGCCTTGGCCAGGCGCTGCTCGAGCGCGAGGCGGTCGGCCTGCTGCTTGAGGATCACCGCGGCATTGGCCTCGGCCACTTGACGTAGAAACACCTGGTGCTCGACATCCTTGGCGGCCAGCTGCCTGCCGTAGGCGTTGCCCTGCCACTGCCACGCCCCTGCAGCAGAAAGCGCCATCAGCGCAAGCACAGCGGCTCCTGCTGCGATCAGCTTGTACTGCTTGAGCAGGGCAATCATCGCATCACCTCACGAACTGCAGCGGCGTAGTTCCGGCCCCACTTGGCGCGGAGCTCTGCGCGCTGCTCGGCAGTGCCGCGATCATATGCGCCAGGGCGCCACGTCTTCAGGTACAACCGCCAGCCTCCTTCCACGTCATCCTCGCTCGGCAGGCGGCCCGGATCGCTCCACAGCAGCAGGCGAGCCAGCCCAGCGGCGAGCACGTCGTCATGCTCAATAGCGTTCCAGATCGATCGATTGTCCGGCGCAACGCCGCGGGCCCGGTACAGCGCTGCGGCATAGTCTTCGGTCGCCTCATGGGTACGAACTCCGGCCACCATCCCGCCGCCGAGCTCACCCTGCCAGAATGACCGGGCCGGGCCGTTGCCCATCTGGCGACGGTGGACGAATCGGCTTTCCTGCAGGCCGATAGCCAACAGCATGATCTCAGCCTCTCGGCTCGACATTCGCGCAGGCAGCAGCGCGAGAGCGGGCGCTATGGCTCGCTCCCGTATTTCAGAGAGGGTCATGGGAAATCCTTGGGCAATAAAAAACCCCGCATTGGCGGGGCTGGTTTAGCTCTTCAGGTCATGGGCTTGCATGCGCAGCAGGTTCTCGTCTGCCGCCCCATGAGCGGCCCAAGCGGATGCCTGGCAGCTCGACGTATTTGTAGCTGAGCCAGGAGACTATAAGGGTCACGACAACACTTATAAGCACTACCCCTAAAGGATGCAGCCCAGTGCCGTGCACCAACCAGCTAACTACAGTCCTAACAATCGGATGAAGCAGATAAAGGGAATAGGATATTAAGCCTAGGAGCGACAGGATTCTTCCAGGTAGAGAGTTAGATGCCCAATTTATTTGATAAACGCAGAACACCAGTATAAGAATCGCGCTACTGAGGTAGACGCGGTTCCATCCTTCAACGAGCTCTCCTCGCTCGCCTACCGAAGCGAGCGATAGCATGGCTATAGCTGCGGCTGCCGCGGCAATAAGCCAAGACCTGCCTAATTGCCGGGGCGCGCTCGTTAGACCGATAACCACACCCACCACAAAGAACAGCAGCTGGTTGGGATTGCTGATGTAAAGGTTCCACGCATCCTGGCGTGACGCGCCGGCCATCGGTACATACCAAAAGCCCCACATCGCGAACAGAGTAAGCGAGACGGCGACAGCTACTAACATCAATCTTTTTGACTTCAAGGCCATCCAGAAAATTGCTGGAAAGCAGAGATAGAAGAAGACTTCGTTTCCGATCGACCACCCCCCTGTTACGAGTGATTTGGAGGGGCCGAATAGGGAGAAAGCCAGCGTGTAATTTGCGACTAGATCGAACCAAGAAATTGACCGCGTGATCTCCAGAGACTGTTTGGTTAGCGCAACTGACGCAATGGTCAGGGTGATCGCCACCCAGTACAGCGGCGCAATTCTGAAGAATCGGCGCTTCAGGAAGTTGCCAATATCTGCCTTTGAGGCCATACGACCCTTATAGGCAATCGCAAGGCTGATCCCGCTGATCGCAAAAAAGGCCGACACACCATAGTAACCAAGGACACTCAACAGGCTATCAGGGGCCATCCAGCCGGAGAAAGACCAAGCGGTATAGTGATAGATCATGATGACTACGGCTAATACGCCGCGAAAATGATCTAGTGAATCGACCCTGGTTCCAGGCTGCATCTTAGAACTCCGTTACACCGCGCCTAGAATGGCAAGGCCTGATTATAACGGAGATGCGCCGCGAGAACCGCTAGCCGGCCAGGGATGCTCAGCCTGTATAGCCGCGTATCGAATCTTGCCGCGCTCTACAATTTCCTCCCACCCCGATTCACCCATTGACTGCATTCGTAGGGCTTCAGCGAAATATCGATCCGACCCATGAAGCGGGTCCGCGTAGGCAAGCAAACGCGCCGCTTCTACCTGCCCTTCTGTTGGCGGCCCGTTCTCTGCTTGATCGACCAGCATCGGAAGACCGTGCTCGTCATGGACTCTTGTTTTTCCGAAAGATGGTGCGGCAATGACCTCCTCGAATCTCTGTTGCGAAATTTGGACGGCATCGGATGGAATATCGGAATGCACCCCGGGAATGTAAGTACATCCTGTGGATTGGCTATAAAGTCGCGTCATAATTCCCTCCCCGGTTAGTGTCCGATTGCTAGGTAAGCGAACGATCCGGCAGCGTAAAATGAGCTGCCCTGCGCTGAATAGAGCGTGAATCCTGTGGCTGTCTTCTGCGCGCCTAAAGTGGCTACTGTTGCGCTGGACGATGCGTCATCTGTCAGTTGAAGCGTCAAGCAAGCCGTCGGAAAGGCGATTGGAAACGTAAAGGTTTGGCCTGATGTCGAGCCGCTGGCGCTTCCCCACTGTATGACGAGCCCACCTAGCCAAGACGGGAAAACGATATATCCGTTTGCTGTCAGGCTCGCCGAGAACCCCCACCGCAACTTCCGCGGCGTTACCGCTACGTCATCCAGCACGCCCGCGTCGACCTCGGCCTGCGTGCCAATGCGCAACGCGCCGCGCACCGACTCGGTAGCCTTCGCGACGACCGAGCGCACCACATTTAGCGCAATGGTCAGAATAGACGCGCGAATCTGGCCGTTGTCGGCTTCGTCGGGTTCTACGCCCGCTTCGGCCAGCACACCTAGCAGCTCGTCAGTAACGGCATTGCCCCAGCCGGCCGGAATCAGCGAGCCAGGGGTTCCGGTTACTTGGTCTTCGTCGACGAACTTTCCGTCGACCAGGCCCACGCCTGGCACACTCTTCGGGTAATCCATTATGGCGCCTCTTCGTACAGGATGTTTTCAAGGGTGTGCGCCGGAGCGGCGCGTCTGATCAGGCATTCGAGCGCGGTCGCCGGGTTGGCGCCGAAGCGCTCGCCCCAGTAGCTGACGCCGAAGCGGCGGCCACCAGAAAGGCGCTCGCCGGCGTACAGCGTCCACATGTGCTGTGCGGCCCAGGTGCCGAAGTGCGAACGGCCGAAGCGCGCACGGCCGAAGCGCGGCGCGCGCCGCTCGATCACTCGGGCGTTGGCATAGCCCCGGCTGACTGCGATCTGCACGTACCGCGCCGAGGTCTGGCCGCCGAGTTCGGCGAATCGCTGGCGGATGGCGCGCTTGCGGTCCTCCAGCGCAGGGGACGGACCCAAGCACTGATCGGGCAGGTTCATCACCCGCTCCCAATCGGGCACCAGCTCATGCACGGTAAGCGGGTCGGCTTCGTTCACCAGGTCGTCAGCGCGCGTATGGGCGGATGCCAGGCCGGCGGCGAAGCCCGCAAGCAGCGCCTCGGGGAAGGCATCCACTTCCGGCTCCCATGCCGGCCCCGGAGGTAGCAATGCCGTCAGTTGCTGCCGGTAGTCGTCACTGCTCATAGCCATGTGATCGCCCCCATGACGGCGAACTCGCCGGTACCGAGAACCACGTCGGCGGCGGGTGCGCTCAACACATGGTCGGTTTCGCCGGCCACCTGGCTGATCGCTTCCTTGATGTGGCTCAGCAGCAGCGTGCCGCCCGGCTCGGACTCACGCCGCAGCAGATCAGCCAGGCTGCTGAGCACGCCCGCGCGGACCGCGGCCGTATCCGGAACGACGCGCAGGGTAAAGTCGACCGGCACCGCCACCGGCGCCACGACGTACACTTCGGCCGTAACCGGGCGCACCTGCTCGATGTAAGTGGCCACCGCCTCGAGCACCGCAGTGGTCGGTATCGGATCATCCAGGCGATCGCACACCAGCCGAACGGTGACCGTGCCCGGCCCAAGCTCGTGGCGGTAAACCCACGCCCGCGTCACGCTGGCATGGGCGGCGAGCGCCCAGCTTTCGTAATCGGCGCGACTGCCACCACGCGGCGGTTGACGCAGACGCATCAGCACCCGGGCGCGCAGCGACTCGACATCTTCCTGATCGGCACCGCCACTGAGCCCCGCTGCCGTCACCGCTGCCTGAGATTGAATACCGGCAATGGGCGAGATAAGCGTCAGCACATTCCCCGCTGCAAGGTTGCCCGCCGCACCCGCCTCCGCCGCCGTGACTGCCACCGCCTGGGTGGCGGCGGTGAGCGTTACCGCATCAACGGGCCGGTAGATAACACCGGCCGCGGTCTGCCACTGGGCATCGACGTCGATTTGGCTGCCGACCACACCGGTTACCGTGAGCTCGCCGGTCGCGGCGCTGGCCGGTGCGTACCACAAGCCGAGCAGTCGCGCCCAGCGCTCGAGGCCGCCTTGCGCCGCCAAGTCAGGCAGGTACTGTTCGGCCTGCCATTCCAAGTAGGCATAGAGCCCATTGAGCCCTTCGGCCTGCACCCGGGCGAATACCTCGGCATCGTCGCGGCGCACATCGGAGAGGTCGAGCCGGCTCAGCAGGTCGGTGCGCTGTCGCGCGACCAGCGTCGCCATGGTTGGGCGAGAGAAACTGGTTTCAGCCACGGATTGCACTCCAGATGTCAGCGAAACGGATGTCCAGGCGTTGCCCGTCCGGCTGGTCGATCAGCACGCGCATGCCCAATGTGTCATTGCCGATGCGTTCTGCCTCTACGGTGACGCGGACGGCCAGGCCATCTTCGGTGAGCCAGGCAAGCGCCTCGCGCGCCAGATCTCGCGCCTTGGCAACGGTCGCGGCGGTGAGGGTTTCACGGCTCAGCAGCCAGAGGCGCGAGCCGAACCGATCCCCGGTGACTGGCGAATAGCTGTCGCCCCACCAGCCCATGCGCGGGCTTTCCGGGGTAGGCAGCTCATCGCCGGGGCGCGCCCGAGCCCAAGAAAACAGGCTGTTGATGACGGCCTTGGCCAGGCGCGTGTCCTGCAGCTTGCGGCCGGCGCCATCAAGGATCAGCGGGAAGTCGAAGCTCATAGCACGGCCCCCGTAGTGCCACCGCTGTCACCGGCGTGGCGGTGCGATTCGTCGATGCGCTTGCCGTTCGCGGTCACGGTGCCGGTGAAGGTGGTATTGCCCGTGACCGCCAGATCGCCGGTCAGCGCGAGCCGGTCGCTCTGGATAGCCACCTCGGTGGCGGCGGTCATCTCGACGCGCCCGCCGTTACGCAGCACCACACAGGTGCCCTCGTGGTTGAACAGGGCTACCTCGCCCGGGGCCAGGTCGACGGGGCGATAGCGCCGGTCCGTCTGCACCAAGGCAATGCCGTGGGTGCGGCTGCCATCAATGAAGGCCACCGCCGCCTCTGCACCTGGCAGCGCGTGCCCGGTGAGCCCGTACGGCTCGAACAGCTCAACGCCATCCTTCACCTCGCCGGCCAGCAGCTGCAGCTGCAGGGACTGCAGCCGGTTCTGCTGCACGCCGGCCAGTACCGCGCGCGCGAGCAGGTTGCCGAGGCCACGCTGCATCTTTTCGCTGAGTCGTCGCATGCTGCTCATCAGTTGAACTCCACCAGGGTTTCACCGGGCTGCAGGGAGAAGCCCCCGCTGCCCTTCTTCTTTTTGCCCTTGGGCTTGGGTACCTCGGGCAGCAGCTCGAACGCTGCCACCGGCGCCACGGTCAGCGTGGCGATCGTTCCGGACTCGCTCTGGCTGTACTCGACTTCGGCGATGAGCATCTCCAGATCGAAACCGATCACCCCGTCGCGCACCTGTACCCGCTGATTCGGCAGCCACAGCGCGCCGTCGGCCTGGCGCCAGCCCTGGACGGTGTAGGTCGTCTGGTAACTCTTGCCGGCGCGGTAGGCCGCCTCCCAGCGCACGCGATCACGGCAGGCAGCGATATCGCCCTGCCCTTCTGCGCGCAGCTCGATGACGCGCCGGCGGGTGATGCTGGCATCGGTGACGCTGGCGGCCGACTGCGCGACCGCTGCGCCGAAGTCATGGTCATTCCCGGCGCGCTGCCCTTTGCAGATGTACTCGGAGAAGCGTTCCTTGAAGTCCAGCGAGGCCGAGCCGGTGAGGATGTTCACCCCGGTTTCCAGTGCGGTACCGGCGCGAAGCCGGCCTGCGCGGGTGAGGAGCTGCCGCCCCTCGCCATCATCCGTGGCGAGCAGGGCCTTCTGGGTGATCAGCCGGTCAATGCTCTCGAACACCGTTTCGCCCGGCTCGAGCTGATGCTCGGCGATATTGCCCGGCTCGACCTCGGCCAGCACCGTGACGCCGTAGGGCGCCGCCAGCTCCTGCGCGATGCGCAGTACGTTCGCGCTGCGCCACTGGCCGGAGCGGTGCTGCGCGGCGCAGTCCACCAGGTCGGCGGTCTTGCTGCGGCCGTTGACTGATACCGTCACCTGCCCCGCCTCGTAGCTGATCGGCGTGGCGTCGATATAGCCGGTCAGCATCTTGTCCGCCCCGAACCAGACTTCGCACAGGTCGCCGGGGCGAACCCGGCGAATCACTTCGTTACCTGGCCAGCGGTCGGTCACGGTGAGCGAAAAGTCGCGACACTGGCGCTCGATGCCGGCCGAGAGCCGTACCTCCTTCCAGCCCGCATGCTCGTGGCCGTTGACCACCAGCCGCACGCGTTCGGTTGCCTTCATGCGTTGAGTACCTTAAGCGTGGTCGGCGGCACAAAGCCGGGGTGCGCCAAGCCGTTGCGGCGAGTAATCTCCTCGCCCCGGCTGGCGTCGTCGTAGAGGTCATAGGCCAGCACCGCCGCCGGCGTGACCTGCCGCGGCGTGAGTTCAACCAGGCGCGAGGCGGTACCGGCCTCGGCGAGCACATAGCGGCTGACGGCGCCGCGCAGCTCTGCCAGCGCCTCGACCGTGGGCTGGGGTTGGCCGGGCCGCCCGATCTCGGTGTCGATCACGCTGACCAGCTGGCCCTTCCAGCCCTGCAGGTCGTCGTAAACCGGCTCCTCGACCGCAGCCAGCTCGACCGCCGCCTTGGCGATCGCCGCCTGGGTGAACAGGTCCTGTACGGCCGCCATGTTGCCCCGCGCCTGAGTGAGCGCAGCGGAGGAAGCACGCGCCGCCGGCAGGCGGGGCTGGGCGCTGTATGCCTGCGCCAGACTCAGCGCCGCCGTCGGGCCGGTGGCGCGGCGATACGACCGCGCGGATGACCCTCCGCCAAAGCTCGAGACGAAGGCCAGCATGCTGGTCGCCAATGCTCCCGGCGCGCCCAGCAAGGAAGGCCAGGTGCCGTTGAGGATCTTGCCGACCGCCGTTTGCGCGTAACCGACCACGCCGGCTACTTCATCCAACACGGCACGGTCGACCCAGCCCGGCAGCGGCATGCCGCCGAGCAGGCCGGCGTAGTCGCCCGAGACGAAATCGCCATAGAGCTGTTGCGCCGTGGTGAAGCCTTCCTGCACCGCCGACAGGCTGTCGGTCGATACCCAGTCCGGCCAACCATCGATGCCGAACTTATCGGTGAAGCGACTGAAGGCGGACTGCAGCAGGGACTCGCGGAAGGTGGCGATCTCCAGCTGCGGCACCGACCCGCCCGCCGGATACTGGTTCTCGCCGGCCTCGGTGAACGTCATCGAGACCCGAGCCAGACCGCCTTCCTCGAAGGTGTGCCGCACCCGACAGCCCGACGCAACGACCTGCAGCCGCCCATAGAACGGGTGCACCAGCTCACCGGGGCCTTCGGCCCGCAGCGCCTTGAGCAGCTCGTCGAGCTGGGTCAGGTAGTCGGGACCGATGACGATGGCCTCGAGGCTGATCTCCTCGACGCTGCGCCCCATGTCCTCGACGTAGGGCACGTCGCGCTTGGGGTACTCGTGCACCACGTTGCGCCGCCCGATGCCACCCAGGTCATCGGACTGGTATTCAAACGCCACGCCCCGAAACGAGGCGGGTTGCAGCCGATCACGCCAGGCCATGGCTTTTCTCCGGGCAATAAAAAACCCCGCCGGGGCGGGGTTTCGGTTAACGGTGGGATCAGCGGCAGTAGGCCTTGCCCAGCTCGTGGAACTTGTTTTCGTTTACGACCTTAACGATGTCGACGATCTTGATCATCGCAGGCGATGCACCGTGGTCCGGAGCGACCATGCATAGATACTCGGCAAAACCGCGACGGTTCGAACCATCGTCGATCACACCAACGTAGAGATTGTCATCCGTCATCCAGGTCGCGTCCTTGACCTTTGGCTCCTCGTCGCTCTTGAGATACTCCACGAAGTCGAGCTGCGCCTGGGTGGGAGCAGCCAAAGCGCCGAGGCTCATCGCCGCCAGTCCGAGCAGTAGTAGATAACGCATCGCAACCTCCTTGATTTGATTGTCCTGCCGCGATTGTCCACTGCAACCAGGCAAAGTCAACGAACGCTACGGCATCGCCAACGACCGGTACCCCACGTCCGCCTCCATGGCGAGCCCTGGCTGATTGGTTTTCGCTGCCTGCACCTGCATGCCTGGCGGGGCATTCTCGAACTTGACCACCATCTGCCCATCCAGGCTCTGGCGATTCCCGGAAACCAAAGCACGCTGGCGAGCGATGGCGTCGGTCACCGCGCCGGGCGGAGCAATCCCACCGCCTCCGGCACCTGATGCTGCCGTTGGCGCCGCTTCTTCGTCACCGCCGAACCAGCCGCCGACCTTGCTCACTGCGCCGGTAATGGGTTCGATGAACTTCTTCACCCGATCCCAAAGACCTGAGAACCAGCCAACGAGCGGCTCCCAGTTCTTGATCACCAGGCCGAGCGGGCTAAAGCTGAAGAATGCGTCCTTCAGCCAATCCCAAGTCGCCGAGGCCACATCCTTGATGCCCTGCCACATCGTAGCGAACCACGGGCCGACCGTTTCCCAGTTGGCATAGATGAGCGCGGCAGCAGTACCGATAGCGGCAAGGATCCAGCCAACGGGCCCCATGGCGAGCAGCACCCCCTTGAACCCGGTGGCGACTGCCATCAGTGCAGGGCCGGCGGTGACACCCAGCGAGAACAGCCCCATCGTCAATCCGACAACAGAAGACAGCACCTGCAGACCAATGATGGATGCGATGATGATGGCGATTCCCTTGAGCCCGCCGAGTGCCTTGGTCACATCGATCACGCCAGTGGTGAAGCCCTTGACGCTGTCCCAAACGCCCTGCCAGTCGATGGCCATCACCCAACCCTTGAGTTCGCGGAACACGCTGACCAGGTTGTCGGATACCGCCTGCGCAAACTTCTTCAGCGAACCATCGGCCTCCATCGCCTGAAGGGAATCGAGCACGCCTTTCAGTTCACCCTTGAGCACATCGAAGATGCCGGCATCGCCGATCATCTTGAAGACGCGGGTAAAGGTGTCCTGCAGGTTGGACCACATGCCGTCCCAGGTGGTCGACAGCTTGTCCATCGCACCGCCGTAGTTGCCGTTCCAGATACCCTGGATTACCGCCTGAATCTGCTCCCGCGAGTTGGCCTTGGCGGTGGCCACCATGGCTTTGCCGTTCTGCTGCCAGCGATAGACGATCTTGTCCCCGGCTTTCTCAGTCGTGATACCGAATTCCTTGAGGCGCTCGTTCTCGCCGGTCATCGCATCGGCCAGCGCCTCCACCGCCTGCTCCAGTGGCTTGCCCATCGCGGCGGCAGCGTCACCCGCCGACTTCAGTGCACCGGATTGAGGGTCGATGCCATATGCCTTGAGCTTGACGAAGGCATCGGTGACCCCGGCCAGCTCGTAGGGCGTTTGGGCGGCGAACTGGCTGATCCAGTCCATCGACGCTTTGGCTTTGTCCGAACTCCCCTCGATGGTCGAGAGGATCGTTTCGAAGCGCTCGAACTGGGCCGACGTGCTGACGACCTTGGTGCCGAGCGCACCGATGCTGCCCAGCCCCGCCGCACCGAATACGGCGCCGAGCGGCGCCACCAGTCCGGTGATGGTCGCCTGCAGCCCGGAGGTGGCTCGGCCGATGTCCTGAAACGCCCGCTTGAACGGGCGCATTTGCCGCTCCATCTTTTTCAGCGGCCGGGTGACCCGGTCGATGACGTCGAGTACGGCAGTGAAACTTGCCTTAGCCATTGGCGGCCTCGTTTTCAAGCTGAGCCAGGCGCAGGGCCTGCCGCTCCCAGAGCTCGCGCTCCGAGTGCGGCAAGTCCAGCACCACTTGAGGGGACACGCCGAAGTAACGGGCGATTTCGAAACAGCAGTCGATCAATCCTCCTGATCCGCTGCCTGTTCCTCCACGTCCTCCGGCATCAAAAAAGGGAGCAGCCACAAGAACACCTTCTTGCGGTCGCTCGGGGCGAGCGCCTCGGCGGAACTACGGGGAATCTTTGCCAGCTTGACGATGTAGTTGACGGTGATTTCCGGCAGCTCACGAATGCTCCCGCCACCGCCGCCGCCCATGACGAATGGCTCGCCTAGCTTGATGACGTGCTGCCCGGTCGGCTCGGTCAGGTGAATTTGCTCGACCGTCTGGCCGTGGGCTTCGATGGGCTTTTTGAGCGTGATGGTCAGATCCATTTGCCTTCCTTCCCTTCGAAGCGCAGCGAGGTGTTGCCCTCGGCGCCGTTGATGGCGAGTTCACCGGCCAGCCAGGCTTCGGACAGCACACCAGTCATGCCGTTGGCCAACTCGGCGGTGATCACCAGGCCGTCGCCGTCGCGGATCTTGGCCAGCGGGAAGCCCTTGGGCACGAAGCATTCCAGTTCGATGAAGGGCACCCGCGGGGTTTCCTTGTAACCGGCAACGCCGGAGAGGCCGGCGAGCCCCTCCTTTTCCGAGCTGTTCAACGACAGGCTCAGCGAGCCACCAAGCTCCAGCTGGTCGCCGTCGACGCTGACAAAGCAGGTGCCTGCAATGCGGTTTTTCATGGATGGCTCCTATCAGTAATTCAGGCGGAACTGGTTCAGTACCGCGAAGATGCGCAGCTGGTTCACAAGATCCGGCGGATACAGCACGTTCACCCGGTTGGGGTTGGTTTCGTCGATCTCGACGATGAGGTTTTCAGCGAACAGGTCCGAACGCTCGACGATGCCGGCCCGCTCCATCGCGGCGTAATCCGCCACCAGGCGCGCCTTGATCATGCTCGGGGTGGCCACGCCTTCCGGCACGCGGATGCCGTCGCTGCGCAGCGCATGCCGGCCGAACTGGGTGGTCACGCCGGTGCGCAGGTAGCGCATGACGTAGGCCAGTTGGTGCAGGTTTTCGCTGTCCAGATAGCTGGTGTCGTTCGAGCCCCAGGGGTTCTTCTGGTAGGTGGTAATGGAGCGCTCGATGCGCACCACGCCGTCCTTGCCGCTGTAGTGAGTGGCGATACCGCTGGAAAGCAGCGTCTGCCGCTCGGTCAGGGTGAGGCGCTCATGCGAAGCCGGCGCCAGCACGCCACTGATCTCGCCGGTCTGGGTGGGCCGGGCTACATGTGCGGACAGCAGCGAGGCCTCCCGGGCAACCCGGGCAGCGATGTACTCGTGGTCGCACGCACCGACTCGCGGCTCGACGCCGAACAGGGTGCAGTGCTGGTCGTTCCGGGTGGCGCCGTAGGCCTGCAGCTCAGCCAGCGTGCCACGGCGGGCACTGTAGACATGACCGTAAACCTGCCGCGCCCAGCTCCAACGCCCGGCGGTGTCATCCATCTCCGCGCGCAGCGCGTCGAGGCTGACAGCATCGCTGAAGGCGCAACCGATGAAGTCGTATTCCTCATCGCCCAGGTTGGCGATCACGCCGGACAGATCAGGCGCACCCGCGCCGGCCGTCGCGACTGTTACCGGCCCGGCACTGATACCGGCCGGGAACGACTCGCCCCCCGCAAGGCCGCGGCGATTGAGCGCCAACGGCACGCCGTTGCCCGCTTCACCTTTGAAGCGCGAGGTGAGCGTCAGCGTGCCATCCAGCGCGGCTGCAGTGACCGGCAGCGACGGCGCTGCATTCACGGCGGCAGCGAATGCAGCCGCGACGTCAGCGGCGGTATCAGCAGCACGGATTGTGATCGCCACGCGCGCCGCGCCAACGTACAGCGCCGCAACGGTGCTGGCAGTCGCGGCTCCGGTGAAGGTGATGGTGCGCACCGCCGCAACACCGGCTGCCGGCTCAGCTACGGGAGCCACCCACAACTCGGTGAACAGGTTGCCCGCACGAAACGCCTCGACCATGGCGGCGGCCATGGAGCCGCTACCGAACAGGCTGCGCGCCTGCTCGGCGCTGGGGCAGATGACCGGCACATTGGCCTCGGCAGTCGCATCGGCGGCCATCAGGCCGATCAGCAGCACCCGCATGGTCTGGCTGAAGCTGTTGGCCTTGCTGCTGTCCAGTTCGATGTAGAAGAACGGCACCCGCAGCCCCGCAGGGATTTGGCTGAAACTCATCGACGACATTACTTTTTCTCCTTCGAGGGCTTGGCTTCAGTCACGTCGCCATCAGCGATACGGCGTAACCAGTACTGGGTCGGCTCAACCTTGGCGCCGTTTTCGGGCAAAGGCTGGCCGGTAGCCGGGTCGATAACGACGCGGCTACGGGCGGGTTTGAGGTGCATGGGTTACTCCAGGGTGATGTCAGCGCCGGCTTCGATGCGGCCGTCTGGCCCGCGTGATGCCAGGTTGGGGTCGTACATGGGGTCGATCACATCGGCACGGACATCGATGCCAGCAAGCCGTGGCATTTGCTCGACCATGCCGGGCTGCGCGGTGTCCTCGATGCCGATTTCCGCCTCGGCCGAGAACTCGAACTGGTAGTAGAGCCGGGCGGCATCCATGTCGACGCCCTGCCCGCCTTCGTACACCAGCCCGTCATATTCCGGGCCCGGCGGCCATAGCAACAACGCGCGCCATAGCTCGGCACGGATGTCGTGAATCTCCGTCACCGCCGCCTGGCCGCGCCGGTCGGCGCTGTTATCCAGCACGACGACGATGGCGATTCGATCGGTAATGGTCTGCCGGTAGCGGTTCTGGCTTTGCTGCTGGCCAGCCTGGTCGGCATTCGGGATGACGAAGGCCGCCGGCAGAGCGACTTTCGAGTTCGGCGGCAGGCCCGCAAACTCGGCAGCACCCGCCACCCGCCCGGCGAAGCTGGGGCACGCTACGCGCAGCCGCGTAATCACATTGTCGAGGTTCATTTCGCGGCCTCAGGCTTGATGCCTTTTTCCATCGCTTTCTTCAGTTCACGCGAGAACCGCGCCAGATGCTTGCGGCCGGCCACGCTGGTGGCGCTAAGACGGCGCTCAATCTGGTCCCGGCCAGAGATGAGAAACTCGGGGTAGAACTCGCCCTTTTTGTACGAACCGCGACTGGGCCCGATCCAGGCCTTCAGCCCGTCGCGCTTACTGACGCGCGCTAGGATGCTCTGCGCCAGATGACCCGTACGGCGCGCCGGCAGCGCACCAGGCGCCGAGGCCCGGTACTGGCCGCCACCCGGGCGGTACCACAACCGCCCGGCACCAGTGCTGCCTTCCAGCAGCGCGGTGGAGTCGCGTTGAATGTTGCCGGCTGTTTCGCGGACCAGTTTGCGGATGTACCGCGTGTCCAGCTTCCAGCCGAGATAACCCTTGGTCGCAACGCGAACCAGAGGCGAGCGGTAAACGGTCATCGCTGCAACTCCTCGCAATCGAGCACCGTCCAGCGCCCACGCTCCTCCCAATCGCTTACGCGACGGATGCGGAAGACGCGACTGCCGTAGGTGACCTCATGGTCAGCTGTGAGCAAGGGGCGATGCCTGACGACGATGCGGTGGGTAATCTGGCTGCCAACCTGCTGCGACCCGATCCACGTCGCGCCGGAGACTGGCAGCAGCGCCGCCCATACGGTTACCGGCGCCAGGTGTTGCGCATCGAGGCCGGTGAAGGCGTCGGGCACGTCCTGTCGACGAGTGATGACTACTCGCTGGCGGAGCAGACCCGCCCGGAAACCAGCCTGTGCCATATCAGAACCTCGGCGGAACGGTTACTTCAGCCAGCAAGGAATCCATGTAGCTGGTCGGAAGTTCTGCAACGATGGTCCCGACAATCAGGGTTTCCCGATTCTCAAAGGCCGTCGCCGCATGCATCAGCATCCAGCTTTTCACACCCGGGTAAGCATCCAGATCGAGACCGGCGCTGTAGCGGATCACCAAGCGCCCGGGAGGCCGCCCGGCAGGAAAGATGAGGAAGCTTTCGCGGGCGCTGTGCTGTAGCACATGCGGCACCTGCAGGGCGGTCAGTGAGCCGTCGCTTTCGCGCACGCTCACCGACTGCACTTCCTTGACCTGCCCCACGTCGAGGGCGTGGCCGGAGCCGTAGGCCGGCGGCCACTCCTCTTCATAGGTGGCTTCACGAATCGCCGCACCGGTCCGCGCCTCGCACTGGGCCGTTACGCCGGGGATGATGATCAGCTCGATCAGCTCCGGCTGGAGGTCTTCGACTTCGACCCGGCATTGCCGGGCCACTTCTTCGAGCGTCAGAACCGGCGGACCGGTGTAGGCGATTCGCTTGGCCATGGCTTAGGGCTTCTTGTCTTCGTCGACGGTGTCGTTATCGCCGGTTTTGTTCTCGGCGGTGTTGTCACCAGTGTTTGTAGCTCCGGTGGCGCCGCCCTTGGGTGCGGCAGGCTGCGTGGCCGTGGCGCCCTTACCCTTGGCGTAGGCTTCCGCCACGCCCGCTTCGATCAGTTGATCGGCCTTTTCCTTGGCGAACCCGGCTACTTCGTTCGGGCCGTAGCCCTGCCAGGGTTTCTTGAACTTGATGATGGTCGGCTTGCTCATGTTGGAGTCTCGCTTGGTTCAAGGGACGCCCCGCCGGCTGGCGGGGCAGTCAGTTACATGCCGGCACCCCAGGTGACGCTGGTACCGATGGCGATCGACTCGATATGGCGCGGGCCGAAGTCGTGCTTGCTGATCACGCGGATCAGTGTCTGGTCGCGCTGGAAGGCGCTAACCACGTTGCCTTCGCCGTCCTTGTAGGAGGCCTCGGTGCTGATGGCGATGGCCAGCTGCTCGACCTCGCCGATGTAGCAGTCGGCGAAGTTGACGAAGTAGATTTCGGACTCGTTGCCGCCCGCGCCCAGGTTGGTCGGGATCTGGGTAGTGAGTGCCCACTTGTAGCCCTTGAGCAGGCCGGCATCGATCTCCGGATAGGCCTTGTTGCCGTTGCCATCTCGCAGGCTCTGCAGCCAGCGAATGGTGCGCGGGTGCATCAGCCAGCCACAGGCAGCCAGGTCGACGTTTGCCACCTCCAGGCGCAGCATCAGGCCGCCGAGGAAGGTATCGACGTCAGCCAGGGTGACACCGGCCGGCGCAGCGATGATGTGCCCAGCCGGCGCCCAGTTGCGCAGGCCCTTGGGTAGCGGGTCGACGCCCGAGCCACGGATGAAGTGCAGGTCCTCGGAGAGGCCCATGCTGGTGGCCAGGTCACTGCTGACCAGCGCATCGACGCGCGGGTTGACGCCGGAGAAGGCCAGCAGGTCGTTGGAGATCGGCACGATGGCAGCCGCCTTCTTGGCCGACAGCTTGAGGTCGGCGAAGGTCATCTCGGTCAGCGGGATATCCTGCTCGGTACCGATGTAGCTGACCGAGGTATTGCCGTTGATACGCGGCAGGGTCATGTTGCCGTTGTTCAGCGGCAGGCTGACCGCCCCCATGCGACGAACCACCGACTTCGGACGCAGCGACTCGATGACGCCGGAGCTGAAATTCTCCGGCACCAGCACACCGCCGGCACCAGCGGTCACGGTGGACAGCGCCATGTGCACGTCGGCGCCGAAACCGTTCACCTTGGCCAGCTCGGCGGCCTGCTGCTGATTGCCCTGCGCTTGCACGAGCAGGCGCACCATCTGCGCCATTGCCACATCGGGCTTGGTCGGCTGGTTGTACGGGCCTTCTACACGGCTGCCCGGCGGGCTGTTAATGCCCTGAGCGCTTTCGTTCACCGGTACGGCGGCGGAAGCGGCAGCACGCTCCGCGCTTTCGGCACGGCTGATCTTGTCGGACAGGGTGTTGATCTGTGCTTCGAGCTCGCCGAACTTGGCCAGCTGCTCGGCATTGAGGCTGGTACCGTCAGCCTCGAGTTTGGCCAACGCTTGCAGCTCGGTGTTGAGCTGGGCGCGTTCGCTTCGCAGTTGAAGTACTTTGGACATCGGGTGTCTCCTGGGCATGAAAAAGCCCGCACTGGGCGGGCTCGGGTTAGCTGCCGCGAACGCGGTCAGAATCGGGTTTGCAAGTCGGCTGCGGCGGCGCGCATGCCAATCCGCGTCGGGCTGCGCTGGGCTCGCGCCTGGGCGATGGCCTGGGATATCTCATCCACGGCCTGCTGCGGGCTTTGCAGCCGATCGGCTAGCCCCGCCGCGATGCCAGCCTTGCCACGGTAGAGGCCTGCCTGGGTGTCGATGACTTGCTGCACGGACAGCCCCCGGTACTCAGCCACGGCGTTGACGAACAGCTGATAGCTCTCCTGCACCAGGTCGTTCAGCACCTTCAGCGACTGGTCGCTGATCGGCTCATGCGGCGTCAGGTCGTTCTTGTGCGAGCCGGCGTAGACGGTGGTCACCTTCACGCCGAGCTTTTCGTTCATCTGGCTGCGGTCGTAGTGGCTGGCGATGACGCCAATTGAGCCGACCCCACTGGTCTGGCTGACGACGATCTCGCTGCAGGCCGCCGCGATGATGTAGCCGCCGCTGTAGCCGCTGAAGTTGATCACCCCGGTGATCGGCTTTTGCTGGGCCATGGCACGAATGTCCGCAGCCAGCTCGAAGGCACCGGTAGCGGCGCCACCCGGGCTGTCGATGTCCAGCACGATGTGCTCGACCATCGGATCAGCGACCGCGGCGCGAAGCTGCTGGCGAAGCCCTTCGTAGCTGGTCATGGTTTCGCAGGGCTGCAGGTGCGCTCCGCGGCTGACCAGCACACCGTGCACGTCGATGACCTGAATGCCGGTGCGCGCGATGGTCTGCCGCCGGCTTTCCTCGGCCACCGCCAGGCGGTCGCTGTGGCCTTCGTCCTCGATCATCCGGGCGCCGTCACTGGCACCGATGTTGACGATGTTCAGGCTCATCGCCTGGTTGGCCCAGCGCACGCCCAGTTCGAGCATGTCCGGGGTAATCAGCAGCGGCTGGTTGAAGAGCAGGCTGGCTGCTCTGAGATAGGCTTTCATTGCGCCAGGATCCTCTCGATTTCAGCGTGCTGCAGTTCGAGCTGCGCGCGGACGTTGGGGTTGTTCAGGTCGGGCATGCCCTTGCCGGCATCGACCATGTTCAGCGGCTGCAGGTACACATCGCCGCCGGCAACCGGGGGCATGTTCTCCAGTCGCCGAATGTCATTGACGCTCAGCCAGCCCCATTGACGGCCAATGGCGTACGACTCGTAGCGGCTCTTCTGGTCGCCGCGCAGCAGGCCGGACAGGTTGAACTCAATGAAGTGGTCGCGCCGGTCCTTGGGCAGCAGGAAGTCACGCATCATCGATTGCTCGTGACGCTTGACCCACGGAAGCAACGCGAAAACTACGAACTGGATCAGCAGCTGTTCCAGCGTGTTGTAGTTCGACTTCTCCAGATCGTTGACCATCGGCAGCGGGATCTTGTAGATCCGCGCTACGTCGGTGCCGCTGAGCTTGAGGATATTGACGATGTCGGCATCGACGTGGCTCATGCTGATCGGCTTGAAGGCCATGCCTTCCTGCAGCAGCGCGACCTTCTTGGCGTTGTCCATGCCGCCGTACTTGTCACCCCACTGATCCAGAATGCGATCGATGCTCGCCTGATCCTTGATCGGCGGCGCTTCGCGGGGCCGCTCGATGACGCCGGAAACCGCCGCACCATTGGCGAAGCTCTTGCCGGTGTACTGGCGTACCGCCTGCGCCAGCCCCACCGCTTCGGCGTGCAGCTCGATGGGCGACAGCCCGGTGTAGTGGTTGACCGTGTGCCAGCGCACATGGTGAACCATGCGCATCGGCAGCCGCTCCGGATGGTTGCCCACCTGGTAGCAGGGCAGCATGTCGCCGCCCTTGTAGGTGATCACCTTACTGGTATCCAGGGGCCAGAGCGCAGCCACGTTGCCGTCGTCGCGCCGTTCGATCAGCTGGAAGCCGTTGCCGCGCAGGCCAGCGGAGAGCTGGGTGCACTCGCGCAGTTCGTACGGCGTTTGAAAGCCGTTGGGCTGGTAGCGCAGCACGTCGTACAGCGGATGGTTGATGGCCGCGTCGCGTTGGCCCTGCCCTTGCCGACGGTACAGCTCGAGCGGCAACTGGCCGATGGATTCGGCCAGCAGCGTGACGCAGTTCTGCAGCACCGGGATGCCCAGCGCCGTTTCCGGCGTGACGACCATCCCGCTGCTGTTCTTGCCGCGGCCAATGAGCCCGCGCCACCAGTCGTTGCTTTCGGTGACGCTGCCGCGCGTGTCGCCGAGAAGGCTGGAAAAGAACATGTCAGCCCCCTTTTGCGTTGAGTTTGGCGGCAGCGCGGTCGGCCAGATAGGACCAGCCGAGCAGCCCACCACCGGCCACCATCAGCGCGGCGGGAATGTTGAGCAGGGCGACACCCGCCACCAGCAGGCCGAACCCAGCCAGCCCGGCCAGCCAGGAAAGCACCATCAGTTTCATATGCCCGTGCCTTCTTCGTAGATTGAGGTGCCGCTGCTCACGCTGCCGGCGCCGCTGATGCCGGTCGCCATGATCGCGGCGACGATGCCATCGATACGGCCGATCGCCTTTTGCTTGTCCACTTTGCGGTTGCCGGCCGGGTCCGACACGGTGATGGCGTTGCCCGCGTTCCAGGTCAGCACCGGGTTGCCGTCATGCCGCAGCGTTTCGACTTCCGCCGCCTCGCGCGGTACCAGTTGGTAGTCGCCGGGGTCGAGGTCGAGCACGTCAGGTTCCGCAACGGTACCCAGCAGGCGCCGCTCGAACTCATCCACCGCAGGCCCCATGTCCTTGAAGCCCTGGCCGAACGGGGTCAGCTCGGGGAGCGTGATGCCGTGTTCGTTCATCAGCTCGCGCAGGTCTTCGATGCGCCAGCGGTCGTAAGCGATCTGGTGCACCTCGAAGTAGTCGCAAATCGTCTGCAGCCGGCGCAGCACATGCAGCTTGCTGATGGCCTTGCCCGGCGTGGTTTCGAGATGGCCTTCCTTGATCCAGACGCTGTAGGGCACCTTGTCGCGGCGCTCCCGCTCCTCGAGCTGATGGTCCGGAATCCAGAAGTACGGCAGCAGCCGCCAGTGCGGGTCGGCTTCGGTCGGGTAGAACAGCAACGCGAACGCCGTAAGGTCGGTGGTACTCGACAGGTCGAGCCCAGCCACCGCAGGGCGGTTGCGCAGCAGGCGCATGGGCACGCGCTCTTCAGCGGCGCTCCAAACGTCCCAGCCGATCCAGGGGTTGTCCGCCTGGGTCCACTGGCAGAAGTTCAGACGGCGCACGACCGCCTCTTTCGCCGGAAGGCCTCGCGCTTCGGCCACCTGTTCGCGCAGGTACTTGCGGCCGGGAATGCCCTCGGTTTGCCGCTCCGGATCCGCCACGAAGTCCAGCGAGGGGTTCACCTTCGCCCAGCAGCTCTCATCGGTGAACGGGTCGTCGCCTTCGTCCAGGGAGCAGATGAAGGCGAACAGGCTGTCGTTGTCCTCGATGCCGGCGCAGATGCGCTTGCCCAGCTCGTGGTACTGACCGCAGACGCTGTTCTTGTCGCTGCCGCTGTTGGTGATCATGACGATCATGGCGCGGCGGCGGTTCTTCGTGCCGGCGCGCATCATGTTTACGGCGGTGGCGCTCTTGTGCTCGTGCAGCTCGTCCAGCAGGCCGATGTGCGGACGCGGGCCGGACTGACCATCGTCCGAGCTGATCGGCCGGAAGAAGCTATTGGTGCTCGGGTAGAACAGGTTCCAGACCTTCTCGTCCCGGCCCGATTGCACCAGCCTGCGCACCAGCGCGGGCGACATGTTGACCATGCTCACCGCATCGCGGAACAGGATCATCGCCTGGTCGCGCTTGGTGGCGGCTGCGTAGATCTCGGCGCGCTGCTCATCGTCGGCAACCAGGCCGTAAAGGCCGATGCCACCCACCAGCGGCGACTTGCCGGAGCCCTTGCCCGTCTCGATGTAGGCCATCCGGAAGCGGCGGTAGCCGTCGACGGTGTACCAGCCGAACAGGCTGCCGACCACGAAGGCCTGCCAGGGCGCCAGCACGAAGGGCTCGCCCTCGTACTCGCCGCCGTTCAGGCAGAGCACTTCCTCGAAGAAGCCGAGCGCCTTGTCAGCCGCGGCCTGATCCCAGACCAGCCCGCGCAGTTCGGCGGTATCGCGGTCGCGCAGGTGGCGCTTGCAGGCGTTACGCACGTCAGGGCCTGCGACCAGCTCACCGGCCAGCACCGCCTGGGCGAATGCGGTTACGCGGTCAACTGAAGTACTTGGCGGCAGCGTCTCGTTGTTCATTGGGGAATAGCTCACCTTGCGGGGCCGCCGCCTTCATGTTGCGGCGGGCCATCGGCGAGAAACCAAACAGGGCACCGGCTGCGTTCGCTCGCTTTTCGGCGTCGTTGGCCAGCTGCCGCCACACGCTGATCTGCTTGGCGCCAGTGGCGAATGTCTGGATGTCGCCACTGCATTCGGCCTTGGCGTTGTGCTCGGCGATCAGCCGGCGGAAGCGCTGCCAGTCCGCTACCGCTTCGCAGTAGGTGGCCAGCGCCATCATGTCCAACTTGCTGATCCAGCCGAGGGTAAGCAGGTCCGCAACCACGCGATCCCACTCGGCCGCAGCCTCGGCGCTCAGCCAGTCAGGCTTCGGCGGTGCGTCGACCGGCACAGCCGGTTCCAGCACCTCGGCCAGCAACTGGTCGGCGTTCTTTTTGCTCGGGTTACCCTGCAGCAGGTGCAGGTGCGCCGGCTTGCCCGGGCGTCCCGAGTTACTGTTTCCGGCCATAAATAACCTCTGATGCGCTTAGTTTTCCGGATACCCCCCCTCTCCATTTTTCCCGCCGTTGCACACGGTGATGGGGGACTGGTCTAGAGCGGGTCGCCGGCTGAATTTTTCACCCCCCTACCCTGTGCGGTGCCAGTGGTGGCGCGGGTCGAGCGGGCGGCCATCGGTGCCGCACCCTGGCTGACGCCCCGACTTCTCGAAGCGCTGCTTGTCCGAGCTGTGGCAGTTGGTGCACAGCGACTGCCAGTTATCCCGCGACCAGAACAACTTCCAGGCAGCCGCAATGCGCTCGGGGTCACCGCTCGCCTTCGCTTCCTTCAGCCGGGGCGGCGTCTTGTGGTCGACCACCTGCGCCAGCACCGGGCGGGCTGCGCTACTGCACCCCCCGCAAAACGGGTTGCGCCTCAGGTGATCTTCACGGGCAAGCTGCCACCGGTAGCCATACCCGCGTGATGCAGCCGTGCCTCGCCGGTCATCCCTGCCGCTCGACATTGCAGACTCCCGCCTTTTTGGCCAGGTAGCGCGCATAGATGCCACCGGCGATGTCTGCACCGATCAGGCCCACGGCGATGCCCATCGCGCCGGCCAGCAGATAGTCCTGCTTGAGCCAGTAGACGAACATCAGCATCGATACACCGAACAGCGCCGAGCTGCCGAAGCGCAGCAGCACCCGCTTGACCAGCACCCCGACAGCCACACCAGCAGCCTCGGCGCGCCACATCTCGCCGGTCAGCCCAGCAAGCGCGACAAGGATCAGCATCCACGCCGGCAGGTCTGCCAGCGACTGCTGCATCTGCTGTTCGGTCGACATGCACCGCACTCCTGAACTGCGAATAAAAAAGCCCGCATGGCGACGGGCAAGGGCGATGGCGGCGCCATCAGCCAGAAAAGACAAAGCCCCGCACGATGGCGGGGCTTTGAGAGGTGACCGGCAGGGGAACCGGCCTTTGCCTGACACAGCAAGTTAGGCTCGTTTCGGTCATCGCCTTGGCGCTGCTCTGACCTGTTATGCGCTTTGTACCCCCCGACTGCGGCGGCGTAAACGGTGAGTTAACGCCACCCGGCAATGTTCCGGTTATCTACTGCTTATCTGCCGGTTATCTCCCGCCAATGTGGCGGAAGGAATTAAGCCACGTAACGCCCACCATGCACGCGCTGCATCCTGCGGCGGTATTCCAGCTCTGCCCTCACCCGCTCGTGCAGCTGCTGCACCCGGTCGTGATAGGTCCGCTCCGAACCGATCTTCACCCGCCGCATTTGCTGTTTAACCGTCGGGATCGGGTCAGGCAGGTAGCGCACCATCGCCAGCTTCACCAGCTGTGTCTCCAGGCAGAACGGCGGGCGAGTCGTGTTCCCAGCCTGCCGCCAAGCCTTCGCGAGCTTGCGGTCCTGCACCAGCCCCGCCTGCTTGAGCGTCCCGATGGCAGCATCCACCTCCTCGGCAACCTGATCGACCGCGCCCGCCAGCCCCATCGAGCCGCGACCAGAAGAGGGGATCATCCCGCCGTACTGCATCGCCGCCGCCAGCGGTGACGAACCCGACGCACCAGGCGAACCCAGCCCGCCACGGCACCGCTCTCCCCAGTGCTGCAACAACGCCTCGACTGCCTCAATCACGGCCCACCTCCCCTGCAAAACCAACCAGACACACAAACGCCCAACCCAACACAAACCCGACACACTCAAAACCCTTACAAATCAACGCTTTCAAAGCATCTGTGTCGGGTGTGTTGGGTTTGTTGGGTTTTTCAGCCCTCGCATAAGAAAAAAACAGCGCCGCCTTTGAAACAGCCAAACGACCCGGCGCATGCACGCCTGCGCGCGCGTCAAACCCAACACACCCCGCACACACACCGCAAAGCCCCGCCGTTGCTAGCTCCGCGCTGTGTTGGGTCGCAAAACCAAACCCGACACAACCCAACACACCCGACACACCATCGCGCGCACTCATGCTGCCTTCCCCTTCACATGATCCCAGCCATCCACGTCCCAGCCCGCTTCCCGCGCCTTCGCACGCCAATCCTTCACCATCTGGCCGAGCGCAGCGCTCGTCAGAGATGGGGGCAGGGAAGAGTTCGGATCGTCAGGGATGAAGAACGCGCCAAAGCGCCGTGAGTTGCCATCCGTCCAGGGGATCGGTCGTGCCGTCTTCTCCACCTCGGAACTGATGAACAGGCTGAACTTCGTCTGGCTCATCGCGTGTTCACGGTTGCGCTGGCACCACTCGAGGAACAGCGAATAGAGGTCGCTCGACAGGCAGCCACCCCACAGCCCGCGCCCCAGCTCCTGCGTACGCCACTGGTGCAGAAAGGTCTGCCAGCCGGCCCGGCTCAACGCCACCAGGCGCTGCCGTGCATCGGTATGCGGCGGCCGCGTCCGCTCGTTGAAGTCGCCCAAGTCGACCGCCAGCAGCCACGCATACAGCGCCGCCACACCACCATTGGCCAGCTCGCGCCCGATCGCCTGCTGCCGCTCCGGCGGCAACGTCTCCTGTGGCCACATCACCAGCAGCCGGCGGTCACTGTCACTGATCGGCCACGGCAGGATCTCGTTAGAGAGGAACACCGCATTCATATGGTTGGCTTCCTCCCAACCATTGATGAACTTCGACTCCATCCGCACCGTCTTGCCGGTGATCAGATGCTTGATCTTGCCCACCTGGTTGTAACGCTGGTCGCGGCTGACCACTTCCTCGAACACCGCCCACAGCTTCCGGCTCTGCCACGCGTTGAAGTTCGATTCCAGCTGCGTCTGCCCCACCGTCGCCGCGTACTGCCCATACAGAGCCCCCATCGTGTCCGCGAAGAACAGGCTCTTACCCGAACCCTCCATCACCGAATGCATCAGCACAGCGGTGTCCAGCTTCGCGCCCGGGTGCTGCAGCGGAAAGGCCAGCCACTTCGTCAGCCAGTCCAGCGCCTTGCCGTCGTGGTTACAGAGAAACGAGATCAGCCAGCGCAGGTTCTCGCACGCCGCATCATCACGCACCGGCTCCAGCGGCAGCCCCTCGAACGTGTTGATGTACGTCGCCGGGTCCTTCGTCATCGTCGGGTCGAACACGATGTGGTCCACGTCCACCGTGCGGCGCTCGGCACTGTTGAGCCACAGCGCATAGGCATCGCCCAGCGCCATCTTCACCGCGCCTTCCGGGATGCGCCGCTTCTTCTCGCGGTCCCACACATCCTTTGTCCCGTCGATGTACACATAGCGCTCGGTCGGCGGCATGCCCAGCGCACCGGCCTTCTTGCCCGCCATGCGCCGCGCCTGCTCGATCTCGCGCACCGCATCGGCGCCGATCAGCTTCTTGTTCGTGTCATCCAGCCAGGTCTTCGCCAGCGGCTTGCCCACCAGCGCCTCGAAGGCGGTCTTCTTCATCGCCACCTTCTTATCCTGGTCCCATACCTGCGTCGTTCCTTCAACCAGCGCAAACCGCCGCAGTACCTGTTCGGGCGTGAAGCCCGCCCCCTGCCCCCCGGTGTCGGAGGAGCCGGCCGGCGCAGCGGCTTCGGCAGCGGATGGGGCCGGGGAAGGCTTGCCAGCAGCAACAGCCGCATCGAGCTGCTGCTCGACCACCTCCAGCCCCCACGCCACATGCACATCGTTCCAGTCCTGCCCCGCCTCGCCTTCGGCCGGCAGCATCGGGAAGGCAGCAATGCCACCCACCTCACCCGCCGCCGCTTCCGCCTTCTTCCGGCCAGGGTTGCCCGGCTTCGTCGGGTCATCGTCACCGGCCACTACCAGCAGGGCATCCGGGCATTGCGCCGCCAGGTCACGCGCCACCGCCGGCATGTTGCCGGAGTCCAGCGCCATCGCCACCGGCCAGCCCTTCGCCATGTGCACACTGGCAGCCGTCGCATAGCCTTCGGCCTCGCCGATTACCGCCGCCCCGTCCAGGTCACCCAGCACATGCCGGCAACCCGCCTTGCGCCCGTACTTCGGGAACAGCTTCGTGCCCTGCTCATTGATCGCCTGCAGGCTCCACAGCTTCCCCGCCGCATCGCGCAGCGGAATGGCAATGCTGCCCTTCTTGAACATCAGAAAGCTGATCGAATCCGGCCGCGGCTTCGGCAGGTTGGCGAAGAACTCGCGCGTCTCACTGCCCACCCACACATCGCAGCGCTGCCGCTCGTCATCGATGGAAAGCACCACGGTGTAATGGAAGTAGCCAACGCCAAAAGCCCCAACCTGCTTGCGTTCCAGGTAGGGGCTTTCGCCTTGCGGCTTGCAGTGCTTCGTCCAGATCAGCTCACACGCGCTGGCCACCGCCTCACGCATAACCGAGGCCCTGGCTTCGTCCGCTTCGATCTCAGCCTGCCGCACCGCCCGCCGGGCTTCCGCCTCGGCATTCAGCCGTCGTTTCTCCTCGGCAGTGATCGGCTCCCGGCGCGGCCGCCAGCCGTTGTCTTTGGCCAGCTTGATCACCGTGCCCATGCCCGTGCCGGCCTTGCGGAAGCTCCGCCAAACCGTCTTCGCATCGCCCGCCTTATACCCAGCGCCCGTCGCGCTCCAAGTATCCCAGGCGTCGAAGCCGGCACTGGCGAACTCCGCCTTGATGCCCATGCCCACCTGCAACCAGGTGTCGCGGTCATCGGCGGGGATGTACTGCAGCAGCTCGGTCAGGTCGGCCAACGTCAGCGGTACGCGCTCAACCACGCCGCACCCCCGCATTCCGCTTGTCCTCGATGCCCTGGCACTCGGTGCACATCCGGCACCCCTTCACCGCATCGCGCCGGGCCTGCGGAATCTCGCCGCCGCACCCTTCGCACTCGGTCAGGCTCTCACCCTGGTACTGCACGCGGCTTGCGATAAGGCGCTGCAGCTCCTCGTCCTGCTCCCGCTGGGCACGTTCGATCAGATGCTCATCCATGGCACGCCACCTCCGCTTCCACCGCCTGCTCGGCACCCGCCACAATCCCCAGGATCTCGCCGATCATCTTGTTCGCGTGGTAGCGCAGCGCTTCCACCTCGTGCCGCTCCCAGCAATTGTCCTCGGCGCCATCGTGCAGGCTGCCGACGAATTCGCCTTCGGCCTGTAGCAGTGCACCCAACGCCTTCAGCGCATCGCGCGTAGCCGGTACCGGCTGTGGCACGAAAGCCACCGCACCGGCCGGGCGCACCAAAGCCGCCAGCAGACGCGGGTCGCGCGTGGTCGCCACGATCTCTTCAAGGAACTCAGGGTGCAGCGGACGATTGCCCGTAGGGTTGACGCGCTTGCTCAGCTCGTCCGGGTCGATGCCGATGGTCAGCGCCACCGCGTTCTGCCCACCCACCGCATCGCGCGTGGCGCGGTACAGCGCCTGGCGGGTGGTCAGCACCGGGCCGGCGCCCGGCAAAAGGTCTTTACGGCTCATAGCGTTAATGCCCCTGTAACGCTGTAGCCAACCGCCGGGCCGTTGCCCTACAGTTCACCTACAGCACGCGACCCTCATGACTGCTGTGTCCACGGGTCGCGGGTTGAGGTAGCCGGCTGGTAACCGGTTACCGGACCGTCGAGGCTGGGGTTCTTGCTGTGGTAAGTGGGTCCCCAGTTCTCGACCTCTATACAAGCCTGCCGCCGTAGCGACAGGCTTTTGTGTTTCTGGGCTGCTTGCCCGGCGCCGGCCCGATGGCGTTGGTAAGACTCTCGGGCCGGCTCCCGCCTGATACGTGTGCTGCTGTGCTGTGTCCTGAAGGCGGGCTGTGGTTCGGTTATGCGCGGCGCTCGGCTTGGCGCCGCTCTCCGCGCCTGCGCTCCGTCTGGCGGCGGTCAGCTTCAAAGCGAGCGCCGCCACTCTTCTCGGCATAGAGCTTTTCCAGTTCCTTGCCGATGCAGTAACGGAGTTCAGCGCCATTCAGCGCCCGAAAGACGGTTGGCTGAGTAACGCCAATAGCATCAGCGATGCCCTGCTGGGTCATCCCGGCTTCGATAAGCGTTTTCAGCATTTCAGTGATCGAGGGAGTAGTCATGACAAAGGAATGTATCCGGCTACGCATTGAGCAAGATAATACGCATCGGAATTGTCAGCCGCAATACGCTTTGCATAATTCGCAAAGGAATAATTTCGGCATGGCTATTTCGATCGGTCACATCGCCGCGATGCTGGCGGCAAGGCGCGAAAAGCTGGGCTGGAGCGAGACAGAGCTGGCCAAGAGAGCCGGCCTTAACCAATCCACCGTGCACCGCATCCTCAAGGGTGAGTTCCAGAACCCGCAGATCAATTACATCGAGCGCCTCACTCGCGCCCTTGGGTTGGACATGGCCGAAGTACTCGGCCTCCGCCAGCCCGATCCGCAAACCCTAGACTCGACCTTGGGACCTGGGCCCGCCTTGCATCAACGCGTACCTCTGATTTCATGGGTGCGCGCCGGAGATTTATGCGAGGCGATAGATTTGTTTGAACCTGGCTTTGCCGATGACTGGCTGGACTGCCCTTTCCCCCATAGCTCGTCTGCCTTCTGCCTAGAAGTGAGAGGGCTAAGCATGTCGCCAGAGTACCGGGCAGGGGAAATCATACTAGTCGAGCCAGACATTCAGGCGATGCACAACGATGACGTGGTGGTGAGAACACCTGAAGGGCAGGTCACCTTCAAACGGCTGCAGAAAACGGAAGACGGCGTCTTTCTGCTGGCCCTGAATCCAGAGTTTCCGAACCGTATCATTCACATGCCCGCCGATACAGCGGTCTGTGGCGTAGTGACTGGCTCGTGGATTAAACGAAAAAGGCGGTGAACGCCGAGTTACACCTATTTAAGCGCAGGAGCGCACATGGCTGAGCAAACAGAAGACCTAGACGACACTGTTACCTTTGATGAACTGGTCCGCTTCTTCAAAACGGTATCGCCCGAGGTAAAGTGCATGTCCTGTGGTGATAGTCGCTGGACGGTCATGCTGGAAGATGACGAGGTTAAAGTTTCAGAGGCATCACTTGGAAAAGAAGGATCTTTTTTGAAGTATTTCCCTGTCTTTCTCACGGTTTGCCACACCTGTGGCTATGTCAAAGCCCACCACGCAACTGTAATCAGGGCATGGCTGTTGGAGAATCCAAAACCCGATCTGAAGCAGGATGGCGAGAGTGAGTAGCTATACCCCCGAGACCATGCGGGAACGGCTTAGCAGCTGCACCCCAATCTATGAACGCAGTCTTCGCGCGCCTGTCGAACGTGACAATCATGAACATATCAGCGACCCTAGACAGATGAATGACATCACTCGATACGAGCTGGACGCGAAGTTAGAAACCATCGAAGCAAGGATGGACGGCCGCGTCGCGTCTATTGAGGCGAAGATCGACTCGTTTCTCTCAGCCCAGGCTGAGCGTGACAAACGAGTTGACCTCGATATTGCCAGAATGGCTGAGTCGCAGGCCGGAATCCGGGCGGACATCAAGTCGATGAAGACGACCACGATTGTCACGGCGATCACAGCAGTCCTTGCGATTGTATTCGGCATAGCGACGTTTAACGCTACCTTAACCTCCAACATGATCTCCGCCTTCCAAATGGGCAAGGGCGAACGAGTTGAAGCGCCGGTCCAGCAAAGCGTGCCCTCAGTCTCTCCGCCGCCACCCGTGCCCGCTACAACCACACAAGAACAAGCCAAACCCCGCAATTAGCGGGGTTTTTTCCACGTGCATCAGTCGGCGCGACCCAGTAATTAGCCAGCCACGCATTAAATTATCCCGATACGTATTGACTGTATAAATTCGTTCGCGGATTATTGTCGTGTACCCACTTACCACGGGATCGCGACAATGGACACAGCACAGCACTGCAGCACCCGCTGCCCGGTCTTTCTGCACCCGGCAGCGGCATCCAACCCCTTCACCGTACGCCGCATCGAACGTGAAACCGGCCTGACCGCTCACGTCACCCTGCGCGCCGCACAACTCAAGCGCCACACCCTCCCCGCCTTCGAGGACTTCGGTCCGTTCGGTGGCGCAGCATGAATAGCCGAATTGAGGTTCTGGCCCTCCAGATCATGGCGCTCTGCATGCGCATCAGCGCCGCCGGCAACTACACAGCGCACTGCGAATACGATGCCGACAACCATTGCATTGCCTGCCGCGTTCGCAAGCCAATGGCTAAGGCAGCGCGCATTACTGCAACACCGGAAGAACAAAGCGCACGGCACCTGTTCTCGGAATACATCTACATCGACGCGTTCACGGAATCGCTAGATCTGGATGAAGCACAGGCGCAACCGGTATGCACCGAACTGGAAGCATTGATTGAAAAGCTGATTGCTTACGCCCGCGTTGAGAGCGAGGTGCCAGCATGAGCATCTACTCCCTCACCAGAGGCAGCGAATCCGCGCTGCAGCTGCTTGCCAGCACGGGAGGCAGCGACACGCTGCTCCTGATTCAACCCGAGCGCGAGCTGCGCCCATCAATCAGCATCGAGCGCCTGCCGGCAGTGGACTCAGCGTCGGGCTTCAAGCTTGAAGCCGTGCTGCACCTTCGCGAACAACGCCACAGCATGACACTCCAGGCCGGCGACGGCGCCAACGCCCAGCACCTGGCTGATTGGGTCGAAGCAATTGCCAACGGCACATTGGACACGGCAGAGGCCATCCCACATAGCGCCGACCCGCTTGGGCTCGCCGCTGTTACCGCCGCATTCAATGCTGCCGCAAGGGAAATGCTGCACCCGGCCGACATGGTCAACCACCCGCCGCACTACACCGGCCACCCGAGCGGCGTGGAGTGCATCGAGGTAGCCGAGCACCTGCCGTTCTGCCTGGGCAACGCCTTCAAGTACCTGTTCCGCCGCGATGCCAAGGGCAACCCGCTGGAGAACATCGAGAAGGCCATCTGGTACGTCAACCGCCACAACGAGACGTACCCGGAAAAGCCCGAGCTACCCGAGGATGCCCGCGAAGCGCTCGGCATGGTCGTCGTGCACGAGCCGCACCCCTTCAGCACCGCCATGCTGCTGATCGCCAGCCCGAGCCAATGCGGCGGCTATGACGCCTGCATCACCATGCTCGAGCAAGAGGCGGCACGCCTGCGCAGCGGCGCCGAACCGCTGCGCGCAGCCTGAGGCCCGCCACCATGAACCGCACTCTCGACCAGGCTGCCGCCGTGCTCGGCATTGGCCCGCGCAAGCTGCGCGCCCGTATGCGGGAGCTTGGCCTGCTCAACCACGCCGGCGAGCTCATCAGCACCGAGCGCAGCCGCGGCCGGCTGTTCGTCGACACCCGCAGCCGCTGGAACCCGGCCATCAGCACCTACAGCCATTACGGCGTGGTCATGGCCACCGAAAAGGGGATCGGCTGGCTGGCCGAGCAGCTGGGCATCACCGTCACCAAGAAGGACGCCGCCGCATGACAATCTCTGCCAACCAACACGCAATCGGCGCGCTCAAGCTCACCAGCCTGTATCTGGACCACCCCAGCGTGGTATCTGCCGACACCCTGCGCGGCGCCTGCGCCGAAGCCATCATCCACCTGCGCGCCAACCAACCGCACGCAGACGACCTTGGCCGGCTCTGGTGCGCCCTGTTCGCCGTGCTGCCGCGCAGCTTTCTGCCCTACGTCACGCTGACCACCGACCCGGCCACGCCTTACGCCTGCGTCATCACCGATGCCGCCGGCAACATCGTTGACCGCCAACTGGGCAAGACCATCGAAGGCGTCACCGAACTCATCCGCCTGCGCCACACCGCGCCCAGCCCGGCACGCACCTCAGAGGGGCGCGGGGAGATCGGAGGGGCCAAACCGTGACCAGCACCTACCAGCAACTGCTGCGCCGCTACGACCGGCCCTGCCTGCCGCTGGACGAAGTGCGCGCCGAGTACCTGCCGCACATCGGCGACGTCGAGTCGCTGATCAAGCTGATTCACCAGGGCCGCGTCCGCCTGCGGTACACCCGCACGGACGTCACCCGCAAGGCGCCACCCGTTGTTTACCTGCGCGATCTGGCCGCCTGGCTGGACGCCCACGACCCGAGCAACACCCAACCCGCCACTGACCAGGTGGCGTAACCAACCGCAACAAGGACACAGCAAATGAAAGCAACCGAAACCAGCGAGTTCATCAACAGCCTCAACGCCGGCGTGTTCGCCGACCAGGTAGGCCGCGCGCTGTCCGACGTCGCCGCGGGCGTCATCGAGCACAGCAAGCAAGGCCAGATCACCCTGACCTTCAAGCTCAAGCAGATCGGCCAGAGCAACCAGGTGGCCGTGTCGCACACGCTCGACTACGTGCAGCCCACCAAGCGCGGCAAGAAGCGTGAAGACACCACGCTCGACACGCCGCTGTACGTCACCGCCAACGGCCTCGAACTGTTCCAGACCGACCCGACCGCGCAGCTGTTCAGCCGCGAAGACGCGCCGGTTAAAGCGCGCGAAGTCTGACCCAGCAAAACCCACTTACCACACAAGGAAGCAACACCATGCCACTGAGCAAAGAAGCCATTCAGCACATCGAGTCCCAGGCCGTCATCGCCGCCGCCAAGCCTATCGTCATCGACGGCGGCACGTCCGTGGCCGTGCTGCCGGAAACTGTCGGCCTGCGCAGCCTCGAGCAGTACCAGCCCCTTCGCGATCGCTTCCGCGGAACACTGCGCACTCATTCGCTGCGCGACTTCACCAAGTACGTCGCCGCCCATGACAACGCCAACCAACCCCGCCCGGGTGGTTTCATCGATCAGGACGCCATGTCCGCCACCGTCATCTTCAACCTGGGCGAGCCCGACCACGCCGGCCATGGTGACGACACCGCCACCCTGACGCTCAAGCCCACCGCCGCCTATGCCGCACTGCAGGGCATCGTCGGCAAACCGCATAGCCAGCAGGCACTCGCCGAATGGCTGGAGGACTGGCTGCCCAACCTGACGGCACTCGACGGTAATGCCGACCTGAACATGCTGAAGGCCATCAACGCCGTGCGGCGCATGACTATCAAGGCGACCAGCCAGCGCGACAGCAACGTCGGCGACTTCTCCACCAGCCGTTCAGCCATGGACGAGATCGAGGCCAAGAGCCAGGAAACCCTGCCGTCGGCGTTCATCTTCACCACCGTGCCGTTCGAAGGCCTGCAGGTCACCACGATCACCCTGCGCCTGTCCGTCATCACCGGCCGCGACGAGCCGCAGCTCAAGCTCCGCTGGGTCGGTGAAGAAGCCCAGCGCGAAGAGTTCGCACGCGAATTCAAGGCGGTGCTCGAGCAGGAAGTGGGCGGCATCGTGCCGCTGAGCATCGGCACCTTCAGCCTCGGCAAGTAAGCGCAGCACCTACCCGCCGGCCTTACCAGCCGGCGGTTCTACATCAGAGGGACACAGCAATGAACTTCACAACCATCCAGATTCTGGCCTTCGTCGGCGCTGTCGCCGCCATGGCCATCGTCTTCGGCCTTGGCTACCTCGAAGGCCGCCGCGCGGCGCGGCAGGACCTTGAACACCTGGCCACCGCCAACCGTAAGCTGGTCGACAACCTGCGCCACCGCGCCGAACGCGCCCAGCACGAACATACCATCAGCCGCCTCAACGCTGCCCAGGCACTGGAGCACCTGACCGAGGAGCTGGACGCCCTGCGCACCGAACTTGGCGACGCCCAGCGCCGCGCACTCACCGCAGAGGACGCCGAAACCCTCGCCGAGATCGCCGCCAAGCTCAACCTGGCCGCCACGGTGTTCACCAAGATGGGCTCCGAACAAGGCGCCCACGCCAGCAAACTGGCCTTCGCCGCCATCGCCATCGCTGACCGCTACTGGAACACCACCCCGCTTTCAACCTGGGAGCGCGTAGACGCCACCCTCGGCACGCAGCCTGCTGCGATGTGTATGTGAGGGAACAGCATGTCTATCGAACTTGCGAGAGTAGTCTCAAATCTTCGGAAGCTTGCCCGGCGCAGCACTTTGGCTGTGGGGAGCAGGCTCCAAATCATCTTCCAGCCCCAGGCGCCCATTGATGTAGCGGTAAGCCCAATTCAGCGCCTCGTTATATGCCTCCAGATCATCCCCGTACCACTGCAAGCAACAGAAGTCCTCGGGGTGGTTATCGCTCGCACCAGGAGGGAAGCGAAGACTGTAAGACCAGCTTTCCCCGCTACCATCCTGCATTTGCAGGCGAAACATGATCTCGAAACTGATGCCTTTGTAGCTGCACGTTATTGGAATCGAAGCTTGGCTCATCTCCGTAGCCTTGAATCGGTGAGTGTAGGCGTTAGTCCCCGTAGAGCCGGCATTGTTCTCCCGTACCTGCCTGCAGGTGCAAGTCATGGATAACCTCTATCGCATCCACCCGCAGCCGGGGTTCAACTTCAACGGCATAAGCCAACTAAATCTGTTCGCGCCGCCCCTCTCAGCTGTATCCGCCAACCGGTCGCCCTACTTGCCTTTCGATCCCGCCGCAGCTCGCAAAATCATCCTTGAGCAGCTGCATCGCGCTGGCGGTGAGTGGGTGCGCCGCATGGCTATTCGACGCGCCACCGGAATGCGCCCAAGCGAAGTGGCGAGCCTTCTGGACGACCTGGCACGCACAGGCCTGATCGAGTTCACGGAAACGATGGACATCATCCACCCATCGCACGGCCACATGGGCCAGACACGCGGATATCGCATGCCAAGCACCGGCGCTTCGGAGGTCACGGCATGACCTACTCCATCTTCTACAGCACCGAAATGCCCAACGACATCGCCCAGGTCAGCGGGCGGCTTCCTCGCAAGCCGCAGCGCTGGCTGATGGAGTGGCTGGTCAAGACACCGGACGGCAAGACCCACGTCGACAACTCCCGCACCATCCAGCGCGCCACCTATGAGGAGGTGAACGCGATCATGGGCGCCATCATCGACGACATCAAAGCCGAGATCGGCGAGCTGGCCACCTTCATCAGCTACCGCCTGACCTGCCACGGCGGCACCAAGAAGCATCGCAAGGGAGGGAAACGCCGTGGTCGCGCTTGAAGGATACCTGCGCGAGGAGCAGGTGCTGGAGGTCACCACCCTTTCCCACGCCACGCTCTGGCGCGAGATCAAGGCCGGGCGCTTCCCGAAACAGGTCCGGCTTTCGCCGGGCCGCGTCGGTTGGCGGGCATCCGATCTGCGCCTTTGGCTGGAGGACCCAGAAGCGTGGAGCAATCAGGCGGCGTGACGGCTACGGCTTCACGCCAGCCACATCTACAAGCCAGGTAGCCCAATCCTCGAGGCCCTGGCTTTTTTCTTTCAGGTAGTCGTAGCGGTCATAGTGCTTCGACGAAACATCGCTGAACGCATGCCCCTGGATGCGATCGCGCAATTCCTTGCTGATGCCCGCCACACCCATCAGCGTCTTGCAGGTGCGCCGCAGGTCGCGCAGCGTGAAAGGCGTCTTGAACGTGTCCGGGTGCCGCGCACATAGCTTCGTCACCGCCCGCGACACGGACTGAACGTTGATCGAGTTGTTCTTGTACCGGCCCATGAACGGAAAGGCCTCATCGCCGGAGATCGGCTTCAGCCGCTCCAGGCAGGCGCGGCTCAGGCCGTTGAACGGCACCACATGAATCTCGCGCTCGCCTTCTACGCCCTTCTTGCTGCGGATCATGTAGTAGTCGTCGCGGTACATCGTGCGGTCTGACGCCACCACCTGCTCCGGCCGCTGCCCACCGCTGGCGATCAGGAACTTGATCAGCTCCGCCGTGACCAGGCTCAGCTCCTCGGGCAGCAGGTTCCACAGCGCCGCCAGCTCTTCCTTGCTCAGCACGCGCTGGCCGGGGCGCTCCCAATCGCCCTGCACGGGGATGCTCGCCACCGGGTTATAGGTCAACCCGAAGCGCACCTTCGACTTGAGGTAGTCCCGCGGGTTGTATTCCTGGTTGAGCCCGTGCTGGAACGCCGCATGCAGCTGCGACCGCACCCGGTTGCAATAGGTGGTCACCTTCGCCTTGATCATCGCGGAGATAATGTCGCGGATATCCCCGGGCTCGATTGCGCTGGCCAGCTTCTTCACCAGATGCGGGAACGGCTCAGAGACATAGTGCTTGAGCGACCATTCCACGTTGCCGGCCGACGCGGCGCCTTCGGCTTTGAGCTTGGCCACATACGAATCGAGCAGGTTCTGCAGCGTGCCCTCCGCTTCACTCTGCGGCGACGCACCCTTGCACTTGTCTCGTGCAACGGTGAGCGACATCGTTGGCCACACACCGAGCTTGCGTTGCTTCTTCTTGCCGGCCACGAACCACTGGTAGTAGAACTCCTTCGTGCCATTGGCGCGAACCTTCAGCAGCAACACCCCTTCCCCGCGCGCACCGCGCCCATCGGACATAACGTAGTCGCGGTCTTCTGGCTTGAGCGAACGGATCTGCTTTTCGGTTAGCATGCGTGACAGTTTCCGGTGACAGTTGTCCCGAACTAACACGAAATTCGGCGGGACAGATTGAGACTGAGCCGGAAGTCCCAGCCCATACAGGACGGGGATTGTAGCGCCTTTACGATACCTCGAGTTATACCCTGATATTTGGCCCGTTATAGATTCCCAAGCTCATGACGAGGGTTCGATTCCCTTCGCCCGCTCCAG